TCGAGTTTGAGCTGATAGTGAAGTACCTGAAGTGTGTGGAGTCATTGCATGATTCGGCATAGATCTCCATACGTGGTCATTTGGAGCAGGTTGTGGGAACCAAACGTCACCAGCATATCCTGACAGTTGACCAGACTCTAATGCACGAGCGATAGCATCTTTATCACATATCTTACCACGTGCAGTATTAATTATATAAGCACCCTTCTTACACTTAGCGATCAATTCATCATTGAACATATGCTCAGTCTCAGGGTGTAATGGACAACTAATATTAATAACATCACAATGTGCAACCATAGACTCAACTGAATCATGATAGGTTAAACCTAATTCTGTTTCTATTTGATTACTCAAGCGATGTTTGTCAAAGTAATGTAGATGTACATCAAATGGTTTCATCTTACGTAACATATCAATACCAATACGACCAGCTGCAATAGTACCTACATGCATACCTTCAACGTCATACGATCTCGATACAGCGTCAGCAATATGCCAACCACCATCATTAACAATCTTATGTTGAGTAGTAAAGTCTCTTACTAAGACTAAGATCTGCATAACAATATGTTCTGCTACCGATCGTGAGTTACAATAAGTAACCTCTACAACGTCAATATTGTGGTCCATTGCTGCTTCTAAATCAACATGGTCTGAACCGATGCCGGCAGTAATTGCCATCTTAAGATTAGGAGCTGATTCCATTAGTGATCTTGTCACATAGTATGGAAAGAATGGTTGAGAGATAACAATATCTGCATCAACTAATTCCAGATCAGCTGTACATCCATCGCCATCCTTATCAGATGTAACGACTAACGTATGACCTAAATCTTCTAAATACTTTCTTAAACCTAACTCACCTGACACACAACCTAGTAACTCACCTGGGTTGAAGTCTCTGCCCTGAGGGCTGGGTAGTGTCATACCATCTGGATATTTTTCTATTACTGGTAAATCTTCTAATGGATAGCTCGTTGGCATTCCATTCGTGGGATCATCATATAAAATACATAAGATTTTCATTTTATTCTCCTTTGTCTTTTGCACCTAGAACAAAATCTTGTTGTTCCATAGTGTCAGCTAGTATACTCTGTAGTATATTACCAACCGCTTCATTGAATTGTGGATCACCATGAGGTGTTTCCATTGGGAATTCTACAATTTCATAATCGAAATTTATAGATTTAGTTGTATCATTTAATTTGACATCCATATAACGATAGATTACATCGTGGTATTCACCACCTTCTAATCGTACATACCAATGTTCAGTATCTAAATCGTTTCTATCTACGAATGACCACTTATTAAAGGGTATAAACTTTTCCTTCATTGTTTCTTAACAAAGTCAAGCTCATACATATAACCATCATACTCAAAGTTTATAGTTGAGTGTGAGTATTCATTCATTGATGTAGACTTCTGACGTCTTTCTGTCTTACATACCGTAGCCGTAGTTGTACCTGACTCTGCTGCTGCTTGATTCGCACCGATTGCACCACCAATAACAGCTCCTGGTAATTTACCACCATCTCCGTCAGTTACTACATCACCAACAACCGCACCGAAGATTGCTCCCCAAAATGCTGCATTAGCAATGTCTGCTTGAGACGCCGCTGATACTTGTTGTTTGCTACATACTTCAACCGTATATGGTTCTAAGTATATAACCTCACGATAGTGATCTTGTATATCAATAGTATCAGCCATTGCTGACAACGATGCAGCAAGTAATACACCTACTGTTAAACCTATAATTTTATGTTTCATTTATTTCTCCATTCAAAGGTATATTATAACATAGTTTGTGCGGTTTGTACATACTATTTTTCAACTTTATATGGCACTTCATTAACATAAGCTTCATCTATGCGTTTATCTTTAGGTTCTTCATCAGGTGGATTTCTCCAGCTATGAACATACTTCTTTTGAGATCTAGCTAGGTTTAGAGCAGGGTCTTTACGTGTACCACGTGGCTCTGGCTTTGGATATTTCTGAGCCATTGGCTCAATGCCTTTGACTTGATCAACCAGAGTTTGTACTGCTTCCATATGGCTGTCAGTAGATTCTTTATTAACAAGTCCTGCATAGATACCAACACCTGCAGTTCTCTCCCAACACTCAATGATATCATCTCTGATATATTCTAATGGAGTACCGGTTGGATACTCATGACTCCAGTTCGCTGCCATCTTCATAGCATTAGCACGGATAGTTTGTATCCTACGCTTTTCATAATACTCTTGTCTTCTAAATTCTATTCTATCCATAAACTTCTTTGAATAGCCTTCGTTAAATAACGCTTTAAACATTTTGTTTTACCCTCTTTGAAGTAGGATGTCTTTTTGCTGTATGAGTACTATGACTCATATCCTTGACAAACCTTGGTTGACCTTTCACTCTTTTCTTTGCCGTAGCAATTGTTCTTTTACCCATTGTTTAATCTCTCCATAATAACATCTTTAGTAGTTTTTGTTTCATCGTATCTCTCTTTTATTTTAAGTTGATTGTATCCCCATTGTTTCTCTAAACACTGCCAACACACACCACAATGCCCTTTATTTTGATCAATACATGAATGTGTATTTTTTAAATCTATATTATATCTATCAGCTAAATCAATAATATGATATTTATATAGGTGATTAAAAGGACATTTTACTGGTGCATTAGGTGGGATACTCCATGATCTCCCTGGTCTTGCATCTGTTATAAATTCTGGAAAATATTCTGTATGAGGAATAATATTTACGCCAGTATATAATTCATCAATGCCATAATTTTCAAGTATGTATTCTATACCGGTAGGAACTCTATTATTATGTTGAGTAGTCAATTCATCTATTTCAATTATTTCATTACGACCAGTTAATAGTTTAATTGTTTCAGCTGAATCGTATCCATCATCTCTTTTAATATTAAATATCACAATCTTTGGCATACTTAAATCTAATTTAAGTATATTAAATAACACCCAACTATCAATTCCACCTGACATAAGTACACCTATTAAAGGTTTAGGATTAATAGTGATAATTCGTGTGTCCCATTCGGGTCCACATTCTAATCTCATTCTTTCTCCACATTTATTAAATACATTACCTCAGCTTCTTTAAACAAAGCCTGGGCATCCTTTATTGAATCATCCCAATCAGTATTATAATCTTTTGGTCTAACAGCAACAACTTTCTTTATACCAACCTGTATAATACCCTTCGCACATTCATTACAAACAGGCAAACCATATACATACAACGTCGATCCATCTAAAGAAATACCATTAAGACCAGCATTATATATAGCATTCATCTCGGCATGTACAACTAATTTATACTTTTTTTCTTTATCTTTTAATCTGGCGGCATTATCATTAATACCTCTTGGGAAACCATTGAATCCTTGAGATAATATTTGACCATGATCTCCAACAACTACAGCACCAACTTTAGTGCTTGGGTCTTTAGACCAAGTAGATACTTCTTTGGCTAAGTGGAGATATCTATCTCCCCATTTCTTGCCATGTATCTTACTCACAGTGCCAATATTTGTTCAACGAGAGCAGTCTTCTTCTCACGTCGATCTAACTCAACACCTTGTTTCCTAGCTTCCTTTTCTAATTGAACTTTGCTCATCTTCATTAGATGTTCTTTGTTCAGCATTCTAGAAATATACGGTTTTAGTTTATTCATAATTAAATCCCTCTCCTATTTTATCATATCTTGGTGAAACTTTAGGTGGCTCATCTCTTACATTAAGAGTCTGGGCCGTATCCTCTACATCATACAGTCTCATCTTAGCTCTGTCAATTCCTAATACAAACTTCTTGTTACCACCGGTTGGATCATTGTATCTATTCTTTAATTGCTTGACCATTATCTGGTTAAGGTTATCCAATTCTTCTGTAGATATAAGTGCAAACATTAGATCAGCCGTAGCTGGTAAACCAAATGATTCACTTGTATCTTCTAAACCTACATCAGAGTTACCGAATCCAGAGCGGGTGGTTTGAGTAGCTGTCAAGATAGGTAAGTTATACTCTACCGCTAATCCACGTAACTCTTCAGCAATTGCTTTTACCATGATATACGAATTTATTGATCCACCCATAGATTTCATTCTTGAGCTTGAACATATATTCAAATAGTCTATACATATCAAATCAGGTTTAAAATCTCTCTTAATACTTAATTCTTTTAATAAAGCTCTGAAGTGAATAGAACTTGCAGCTCCTGTAGGATATTCTTTAACAATCAATTTACCTACACCCTTATCAGTAAGCTTATGCATCTTCTTATCAAACATATCTTTCGATAGATTCTCTAATTGATCAATAGGTACATTCATAAGGTTAGCATCAATACGTTCTGCTATTCTTTCTTCAGACATCTCCATAGTTATATATAGGACATTTTTCATCTGGGTTAGAGCACCTGCTGCCACATGACACATGAATAGTGATTTACCTACCCCTGTTCCTGCTAATGCAACATTCAAACTCTTATTAACTAAACCACCTTTAGTGATCTTATTAAACATCTCTAAGTCAAATGGTAAATGTTCTTCTGATTTATGATAGAATTCATACCGAGCATCGGAATCATCTACATAGTCATGTCCAACTCTTAAGTCAAAGTTAACACCAAGGGCCTCACTCAATACAGATGGTAATGCATTCTTATCTAAAGTATCATGCTTACCCTCTATAATATTAATAGAGTCCATGATAGCCAAATAGATTGCTCTATCTTGACACCACTTCTCTGTATGCTCAACCAACCATTCCATTGTCTGTTCTTTCTCTTGTACACTGATCTCAGGTATAAGAGCTAATGAATCAGATCCAACTTTAGGATTATTTCTTAATTCTATACTGAGTGCATCTGCACTTGGAAGCTTATTAAACTTATTAACGAAGTTGGCTAGCTCAGCAAAGACTGATCTATAAGGCTCTTCAAAGTATATAAGCTTTAAATGAGGAATCACAGTTCTAGTGTAATCCTCATTAAGCATTAGGTTGCGCAAGATTAATGTTTCAATCTGCATTAAA